AGCTTAGGAATTCTTGACAATTTGTTGTTAAATAGCAAGAAAAACTAAAAAGTGAATTTCAAAAAAACGCAAAAAGATAAGTGTTTGATAAACAAATATTTAACCCTAAAAATTTGTCAAAATTAAAACGCTCGAAACCCTTGCTACCATTGGGTTTGGGGTTGAGGGCACCTATTAGAAGGATTTGAAAAAAAACAGGGTTATAAAATAAAGGTATAGGGGATATAGTAGTAGAGAAATGATATAGGAAAATTAGGTAAAAAAATAAAAACTAAAAAAAGTATGACATTATGACACAAAAAAGAAGAAGTTTTAAAGAAATAGTTAAAATTGCATTTATATTTGTATGCTCGTTTATTTTGGCTTACATTTACCCACCATTAGGTATTCATATGGTATTAATTGCAATCATTGTTTCATTACTGGTTGCTAAGTAGGAATTATTAACAAAAAAATATAATCAAAAATGGATTTTAACGAGAGTCATATGAAGGAGTTGGGTCACAATAAAGTGTGGTCTACCATAAAGTCTAAGGATGGTAATTTCAAAAAGGTTGCATCTACTCAAATTGGTCAACAGATGATTTTGAGTGAGGCTATTAAGATATTGCCAGAGGTTAGGGATTGGGTAAAAAATGGGAGTTCAAAAACCTATAGGTTGGAGTTGCATCGTTTATTTAAAGATGATGACATATTGTTGGAAAGGGTTACTCAATGTTTTTTATTTTTGGCTGGAGATGTTTGTAGTTCCCAAGATGGTAACAAGAGGTCTACTAAACACAAGAAGGTCAACTCCATAAGGGATAATGTTCTTTCGGAGTTAACGTTTGAGGTTGCTTGGAGGTTTATTGAGGTTATTGTAGACTTGAGTGAATATTTTTATGTTGAGAATGTTGCACACTTTGATAAAAACACATTCCTTTGGAGCGTTAGGTATCGTTGCACTTTATCGGAGGGTATTATAGAAAAGATATCCTTAGATGCTGCGGAGGCATTTTACCCATTACCTATTGTTACTCCACCTATTGATTGGTCTTGGAGTAAGAAAGATGGTATTGTTGGTGGTTATTCGAGTAAGCAATATGAGATGATTCGTGCTGGTGGTGATGTTGATTATTCTAAGTATTCTCAAGAGATTTTTGATTCTATAAATTACATTCAGTCTATTCCTTGGAGGGTAAATGAGGTTGTTTTAAACCAAGTTATAAGTGATCTTGAGATTCCTAAAAAGTCTGATTTCGTAAAGACTGAGTATCCAGACATTGATGAATGTAAATGGAGTTTGGATTTAAAGATGGAGGGTTTAAAGATGACTGAGATGGAAATCAATGAACTTAAAGAAAAGAGGAGGAAGTGTTCTGATAAGATATCATTGTACAATGCAGAAGTTGGTGATTATGAGAGTGCGGTTGGTAAATATAGGGCGGTTAAGATGGCATCACAGATTGCGGAGAAGTATGTTGGTAAAACTATTTATTTCCCACATTCTTTTGATTTTCGTGGTAGGATTTATCCTATTTCCATAGGGTTATCTCCACAAGGTAGTGATGCGGTGAAGTCTATGATTGAGTATGATAGGGGAGAGGTTTTAAATAGAGATGGTGCAGAGCAAGGTTTTGCTTATCTTGCATCTTTATATGGCGATGACAAGCTACCATATGGTGATAGGATTGAAAGAGGTATGGAATTACTTGACGCTCATTACAAGGATGCGGATGAACCATATCAGTTTTTGGCACACCAGATTGATATGCGAGAGGCGGTTGAAAATCCAAAGGTAGAGTTTAGGGGTAGGATTCATTTAGATGCTTGTAATAGTGGTTCACAATTCACATCTGCTATAACTGGTGATAAGGCTGGTTGTGAGGCTACCAATGTTATTCCTACTATAAATGAGGATGGCACACAAACGAGGAAAGATGCTTATTTGCTTGTGGCGGAAAAAGCGTTGGAGTTGACAAAGTTAAAGATATTGGCGGAGGATGATGTTGAAAAGAGAGAGGAACTTGTTTTCATAAAGTGTTTGTTGGAAAAGAATGGTAGAAAGATTTGCAAGACTCCAGTAATGGTTTCAAATTATGGTGGAACTGCTGGAGGTAGGGCAGAGATATTGTGGCATTTGATGAGGGAGTTTAAGGTTGATAGGAAGTGGATAAATAGGAAGACTGCATCAAATTTTGGTAAAATAATTGGAGATTCTATCAATGGTGTTTTGAATGGTGGGAAGGCTTTTGAGACTTATATTCACAAAATGAATGGTGCAATTACAAAGAAGAATAATCCGATACATTGGACAACTGGAGATGGCTTTTATGTTAAGCACGTAAAGTTCAAGGAGTTGAAGTCAAAGATGGTTTCTTGCATATTGCCAGGAAGTAGGAAGAGGACTGTTATAAAAAGAAAACTTTTTTCTAAAAACATTTCTATAACAAAAATGCGTTCAGCGATTAGTCCGAATTACATTCATTCCTTAGACGCAGAGTTGTTGCGTAGGGTAGCTTTAAGAATGCAAGAGGAGGGCATAAGGGATTCTGATTGGATTCACGATTCATTTGGTTGTCACCCAAATCACGTTGATATGATGTTGGACATTACCAAAGATGAGTTTTTGAAATTGATGGGTAAATTTCCATTAAAGAAATTGAATAGTGAATTGCGTGACCAAATGCCGACTTGGAAGAAGAAGGATCTGGAGGTTTTAAGTAAAATAAAAATACCTCAATTAAGGGGTTTTAATATAAAAAAGGGAGGATTAGATTCGGTAAAGAAATCGAATTGGTTTTTTTCATAACAAATAAATAAATAATAGATGAGCAATTACATTTTTACAAAAGAGGACAGAAACGATTTTAAAATAGCTATGGCGTTAGTGCAACAAGAGGAAGTATCTTGGTTATTGAGGAGGATAAAGATACAAGAGATATGCTTAATGTTGGACTATGGGGATGAGGAGGATGTTGAAATATTCGACCAATGGGTAGAGACTGTTGAGGGTTTTTTAGATGATGGTAACATATATGGTTTTAGAAAGTATATATTTTTAGAGTTATTGTATCTTGAGGCATACTTGGAAATCGTTGATTTTGGGTTAGATAGTTTTAAAATTGAGCAAAAAGGGTAGGTTTTCAGATTTTTTGAAAAGTTAATCTATTGATAATCAAATATTTAACTGAACAAGAAGTGACCAAAAATGACCACTTAACTAATTGATTGTTAGTTAGTTATGCTAAGGTGCATATATAAGAAGAAACACCGCTTTTTAAAGTTATCCCGTACACAAATATATGGTTTCAGTTTTTGCCGAAAACTCGAAGCTGGGTTAGGCACTTAAAGTTCAAGGTGTGGATTCATTTTTCATAATTTTAGTTTTGCAGATTGCCCCATATGGGGCTTTCTGTTTTTCTATAGGCGATATTGCCACAAAACCATCAAATAAAAAAATAGATGGAAAAGAGTACAAGATTAAAGATAAAAAAGATTAGAGCCAGATACACGGATGTAAACGTGTGGGCAAAGACATTTGGACCGATTGCGGTTGCAGCAGTTTTTGATGTATATTCCCAAAAGATGGGAGTTCCATATAGTAATGCAAAGAAATTAAACTTTACACATTGTGTAGAAAAATTAAGGATGTTAGAAGATGATAGCTACATTCCTTGGAAAAATAGATAATCAGACCATTGGGTCTAAAAAATATAGACAAAATGAGTTTTAATATAAACGAACATTCGGAGGTTTCTCAAATACAAACAATTGAGGATTCTACGTTAGGGATAATGAAATGGGGTCAAACCAATTCATACCCACAGACATTGATAAATTTGATTTCACAATCGCCAAGTGCATATCCAGCAGTACAGATGGAGGCAAAGTTTTTGCGAGGTCAAGGTTTTGATGGAGATGATAAAATTGTACACCCAACGGGTTTAACGCTTGGGGAGTTACATTATGCATTGTGTGAGGATTATGCGAGGTTTAGAGCCTTTGCAATACACGCAAACTACAATTTAAACAACAAGGTATCTACTATGATACCAATGCGAGTTCCAACATTGAGGTTCAATAGATTTGATGAATTGAACCACGCAAGTAAGATTGGTTATCACCCTAACTTTGGATTAAATTCTGTTGAAAGAAAGTTGGTGTTAAAACCAGCTAATAAGGGAAACATAAAATGGTTTGATAAATTCAATCCAAAAGAGGAGATTATAAAAAAGCAGATATCAAATGCAAAGGATGGGATATTAGCAAATTACAATGGTCAATTGTTGTACCATTCAGAATCTGGAATGAACTCATATCCAATTCCACCATTACAAGCACCGATAAATTATATTTTAAGTGACATTGAAAATTCTATTTTAGTTAGAAAGGAAACGTCAACGGGATTTGTAAATACATACTTACTTAAAACTACTTTAGGTGCAGAGGATGAATCTTTGTATAGGATTGAACAAGAGATTTACAATTCACAAGGAGCAAGAGGTACTGGTAAAGTAATCACGCTTTCAGACTTATCTCCAGAGGAAGTGAATGGAACACTACTTGAGGAGATTGGTAGTGGGGGTGGAGGCTCAAAGGCTTCCATTGAGTCATCTATCTTAACACAAGAGTTGGACAAAAAGGTAATTGTTGGAGCATATTTGATACCACCAGTATTGGCGGGAATTAATATCAACAATGGATTTAGTGGTGTAGACTTAGAGGATGCTTATTCGGTGTTCAATGCTATCACAAGAGCTGGTAGAAGAACTATTGAAAAGGAATTAAATAGAGTTATTGCATCATCTGAATTTGCAAGTATTGGTCAAATAAAGGTCAAGCCATTGAGTATTCAAGGTGAAGAGGAAATCTTAACCGAGGAGGGTGTTGTTGAAGAAGAAGTTGCAAGAGTGGATAGAAATCCATTATCTGGTAGGCAAGAACAATCTTTACAAAGAATTGTGAGAAATTACCATAAGGGAAAGATGACACGAGAACAAGCAGAAGATCAATTATCTCAAGATTTAGGCTTTGATGAAAAG